AAACAATCTTGCTGTACTTGACCCGTCAGACGGTAGATTCTCCCCGTTCCAAATTTGTAATAAACTATTACGCGAAAAAAAAGACGCGTTCCAGACACCTTGGGCGCCTGCATCCCACTCTTTACGCGCAGTACTGATCGTACTTGTACTATGCATAACATCCTTACGCGCAATCTGCCGATGTACAGGATACATCTTGCTTTTACTACCATTTCGACTAAACGAAATTCCATTTCCATTCGATAAAATCAATTTAGCTCCGGAACGGGTGTGCGTACGCCTACGCGTACGTCTTCGCTGCGCGGGCCGACGAGTTACCGCTCGTCTAATGGCTCTACCTGCTCGGTAGGCCCCACGCGCCAAGTTATAGACGGCGGCAACGCCGCCTGTTCGTCTCGCTAATCTGCTGCTTCTTCGATATCCCATTTACTAGGGTTAGGTTAGGGTTTCGACAGGCTATTTATAGTGCCAAAAATAGCTGTGTCTCCAACAAGGGTAGTCCCCCCTGTAATATTAAAGGGGGGGGACTCTTGTCTCTGTCTCCAAGCTGAAATAATAGTTTCAATTTAAACTCCGCTGGAGTCGGCTATAATTATGTTTTAATTTTAATAATTTATTCTCTAAGCCGCTTCCCAGTTCCGGCTCCGCCTAACCTAACCTAACTTTGTACCATAATATTTACTTTTTCTAGAAAATACTCATCTGATCTTGTACCATAATTTTTGAAATTACAAGGGTGTTTAGAATTTACTATAAATATGTGGGGTTTTTCGTACCAAATCAATGGAAAGTTCTGCTTCTGGAGGTTTTCGTGTCCAAGCAAAGCGCTATTTCTTAACATACCCGCAATGTGCATTGTCTAAAGACGTGCTAGCTCGAAGAATTGAGTCATTGGCTGATGTTGAGCGAATGGTAATTTGTGAGGAAAAACATGAAGACGGTTCTCCTCATCTACATGCTGTAGTTGAGTTTAAGTCAAAGTTCTCTAGTAGAAATGCTAGAGTGTTTGATTTAGAAGGACATCATCCAAATATTCAGACTGTGAAGACTTGGTTGGCCGTTGTAGCTTATGTCAAGAAAGCTGGTGATTGGGAAGAGTATGGCAATTGGGATCAAATTGAAATATCTGAAACTAGAGGAAGAACGTTTACTGGAAATCTCTATGAAAAGGCAGCAGAATTATCTTCAGATGAATTCTTTGAATTTTGTCGTATCAATAACATTCCTTATAGTTACGCGAATAGAGCTTATCAGCATCGGCCAAGTATTTTCACTCTAAACAATAGCGAAGCGACTGAAGATGTCAAGTCAAGAATGTGGCCAGTATTGCAAGCCTTGGAAAACCCACAAGACGATTTCAGATCTGTTTGCATCATCGGGCCAAGTGGATGCGGAAAAACAACGTGGGCCAAACTCAATGCTGAACAACCAATGCTCTTCGTCAGACACGTGGATTGCCTTAAGAAACTCGGACCACAACATAAGTCAATCATCTTCGACGACATGTGCTTCAAACACTTCCCAAGAGTCGCCCAAATTCATATCGCTGATAGATACGAGCCAACCGTCGTCCACATCAGATACAACGTCGTTGAGATCCCTGCAGGTTTGCCCAGATATTTCCTCGGAAATTACTACATGTTCGACCCAGACGAGGAAGCGGTTAATCGAAGATTGGTTCGATATAATATAGAGCGATGGCCTTAATAAATCCTTTATTAAACTTCTTCATAAACATCAGCTTCACCAGTTTCCATATTAATCATCTTTTCACTGGTGATAGCTCCTTGGTTATTGTCATAATTAAACTTATTAGTCATATTAGTAGGTACAACATAACTAATACGTTCTTCGTAAACCATACTCACTGCACCACTTCCCAACGCAATCAGCGTATCAGTAGTAGCATCAGTAACAGGTGTTCCTTGGAAAACAATAAGACAGGTATACGTCGTATTGCGGAATTGAAAAATTCCGCTTGAACCTGCAGAAGGATCCATCTCACGAGCATTCATTATCGTAGGCCGGTCCCACGAAAAATTATGGATATGAGATTTACCCAGTTCCAAAAATACCTTACGGACACCAACACATTTGTAATTACGCCCAATGTCTGGGGATCGAAAAGGTGTTAAACCACTAGAATTAATGGAATACGCATCAGTGCCAACAGCTGCTGATGTATTTGCCAATCCATTAAACCAAGCAGATTCCGGTGTAGCGTTATCACTACCGGTAACAATATTTTCTTTAGCAATAAAATCATATATAGTCATATTCAAATTAACATTGGCCATATTACCAATATTAACACGAACACTTCCTTTGCGAATAAACAATCTTGCTGTACTTGACCCGTCAGACGGTAGATTCTCCCCGTTCCAAATTTGTAATAAACTATTACGCGAAAAAAAAGACGCGTTCCAGACACC